AGGTAGTCACCTCTTGCGTGTTAGCAAAAAAATTTTTAAAAATCAGAAAAAACAGTCACCTCTCATGCCTTTCCGTAAAATTTTTAAAAAAAATAAAAAAGACATACCTTTACCATTATGAAACTCCCCGATCTCGTAAAAATCATAGGATCAGTATCAACAGTGATCATACTTCTCTTTGGAGTGTCTCTTGTGACGGTATTTAAGAAAGCGAGAATTATATTTGAGTATCCAGAGCATAAACGAGAATTAGTTGCTCAAGATTCCATCTTAGATCATCATATTCATGATCTCATACACGCTAATGAGTATACGTGGGACCTCTTACGACTCATGACTGATAATCTTGATAGTAACGTCATCAGGATAGTGACGGATGATAATGGCATAGACCACGATGTTGATATCAGGGAAACTGCGGAAGGAGTACAACTTGCTTTTGTGTTCGACTACTTTGTAGTGTTTCAGATCAGACGCAACCCTGCTGATCAAAGGATGTTCATCAATGTGCATGATTATGAGACAGGGGAGAATCAGACATATTATATAAAATAAAAACCCAACTTAAAGAAAAGGTAGCACCAAAAAAAAGATGTGGGGTTAATTTGCGTGTGAGAGAACGTGCCGAAGGTAGAGAGAATTTTTGAGATTGTCAAGTGCTTCCTTCGGATTATCGAAGGTAGAATCTACAAATTTTGTAACTTGCCGCTAAAACTTAATAGATATGACCTACTTACAGAAATTTAGAAATATCAATTATCCATATGCTAATGATGATGATACTTTTCAGGCAAGAGGGTATCATCTGAATGTTTTGGTGGATGCGGTAAATGGAGGAGGAGATTCCCTTGAGCTTGGATTAGGGACGACAGATATTATACTTGGTCTCTCAGCAGACCTTAAAGGTGTTGATCTCATGTATGCTGCGCTATATCCTGACTATGGTCCCGGAAATCGTGATTCGGCAGGAGAGATTACGATTGTGAATGGAAATGATAGTGATACTCCAATTCTTAGTTGGTATCATGATTCTACCAGAGATAACACAAATGAGATTACCCTTACTCCTATGATTAATGGTTCTAACCTGATTCTCAGGGTAGAGAACTTAATAGGAGATATTCTTGAATTTGGTCTAAACGCTAAAACCGTAACGATATGAGCTTAGTCGCAAAATTGAATCATGGAGGGTTACAAACTCTTGGTGATGTATACGCAACAGAAACAGGGAAAGGCGTTTACGCAAATCTATTACAGGTAAGCACTATTTCTACTCTCATAGGTGATGTGAATATGACAGCAGGAAATCTTACTGTGACTCTTGGGAATGGATGGTTTAAGAAGGACTTGACTGTAGGAGACCCTACTATAGGGACCTCTACCTTAACTGTTTACGGTCTTATTACTGTACCAGCAGGTGCAGGATATACTACAGGACTCTTGATTGAGAGAAATGTGAGTATTGCAGGTACACTCGATCTTGTCGGAGGTTTGGATATTAATGGTGATGTGACATTGGAGATCGGACATACTCTGAAAGTGGATAACATTCTGAAGTCTGATGCTGGACTTGGAACACTTGATATTGAAGGTATTGGAGTGGAAGGCTCATTTCTTTATACTGACAATATTGCTGAGAAGACAGGTGGTGTTGGTGTCAGGATTGATCGGTTAAGGATTATAGATAATACAATTAATCATATTACTCCCGGTACAGAGATTATAATTGAGGAGGATACACGCATACGTGATCCGCACAAATTGGAGGTTAGCAATATTTATGAGGCTGATCTATCATCTGATATTACACTTCATTCTAATACAATCATAAATTCCAGTTTTACAACTAAATTTAATACGACTGTCGAACAACTCGCAGGAACAGGAAGTAGAGCTGTGTATGTTGATACAAATGGAAAGTTGATTACAGGTAGTAATTATATAGATAAATTTGATGCTACTGTTGTTAGTGGTAATGATAATATCACTCCTACTTATCCGCTTTCTTTCGTTTTTATTGATCTTACTGCGGTCAGTGCCAGTGAAGTAATTTATGACTATGATCTTGATCTTGATGCGATTGAAGCAAGTGATCAGAGTTATCATGTTTATGCAATAGTCAAGATGGATGCCTCTACTGCTCTTGATTGTAATTTGAGAGTAGGATTAAGGAATAGCAGTAATGGTGATATCTGGACAAATCAGGTTGTCGATGGTGATCCTGCTGAAGAGTGGGAAATAGAGCTTATTTGGAATCCCGGTCAAGCTGAATGGATTGTTTATCGGAATACTCAAACTGTCTAAAAATTTTATACCTTTACTTATAGCATACTTTCTCGACCATCGTGTTCTACTCATGATCGACCCCTCTGGAAACCTTCAGGGGGGTTTTTGCTTCATATAACATTTTTCATTAACTTTACCTCACATAATATATTATGTTATGTTGAAAGTCTATCAATTAATCGGAGGAGGACTCAAGCCTCAGTTAGTATGCGATCTGATCTACTTAGATCGGATTGTAAGATTCTACGCTACATTCCTGAGTACTTGGAGAACAGCAGGTGTGTACTCCGATGGAATTGTCGTGCGTGTACGTTTTATGAACATCAACAAGTATGGGTACGAATCCTTTACTGAGAGAGAGTTCAAGACTGATGATCTCAATGAGCGTATCAAAATTTATAAAACTAAAGTAGCTAAGGAATTTGCAATACGTCATAGCAATCCTCGGATACAACGTAAGATCGAAATTCATAAATGGAAACGCTATATAGATGACGCAAAGCAAACAGCTTAAAGCTAAACAATTTAGAGATAGAGAAGATGCTGCTATTGCTCGAAGACGACAAAAGTACGACAAGTATCGTGAGAAAGAGTTGAGGTTACAAAGGCTCTACGGTATATCCCTGCTTGATCTTGCAGTAATGGTTGATAATCAGAAGAGTAGATGTGCCATTTGTGAAATTGAAACAGATCGACTTGAGATTGATCATAATCATAAATCAGGGAAAGTTAGAGGACTTCTATGTGGTAGATGCAACAGGGGTATCGGACTTTTTGATGATGATGTAGAGAAGTTGAAAGCTGCAATTTTATATCTAATATAATATGTTTTGTTATGCCGAGATTTAAGTGTAATGATATAGACTGTGACTGCTACGGAATTGAAGAATTGATTCCTCAAGTCAAGTTCATTTGGAGTGACAAGAATCAGAGACTTGAAGCTGACGAAGCAATCTGTAAAGGTTGCAATAATCAGCGTGATACTGTCAAAGAGAAAGGTCCCATAGAGATTCCGTGGTTTAAGGCAGATAATGCTCGGAATAACCAGAACAAACACGTCAGTAAGAAACCCAATCAGTTTAACTATTAAAAGGCTAAGTATGAGCGAAGAAACAAAAGTCAAAAGTTTGATGGAGGAGAAGATGACTCCGGAGCAGCAAAAGGCTGCACATAAAGCGTTTGCAAAGCAGCAATCAATAGATCGTGCTGCTTACAAGAAAAATCTCAGGGAAGGTAACGACCTGAAGAAACTTCAAGTTGAGGAACTCGAACTGAATGTCCGGTACTTTAATGCGAAGAAACTCTGGATGGCAGCACAACCTGAACTCGAAGAGATCGAGGCTCAGGAACAAGCTATCATGCAGAAGGAACGTGCTGATCGTGAGAGGCTTATCAAGGAGCAAGAAGAAGCTGCTTTGAAAAAAGCTGCGGACGAAAAACCTGATATTGTGATTCCGAAGGTTGGAAAATCAAGAGAATCTTAAAATGTCGTACCTTTATCACATGAACCGGATGAGAAAGATAGGAGACAGGAGCAATCCTATGATTGATCAAATCAAAGATTTGATTATCAAGTCGTTCCCACCTGCTCTCGGTCTTAGGGTTGAATACTTCAATGGCGAAGATGAAGATACCCAAATCGAAAGCATTGTCTTCCATCTTAACTCATCTGCTCTTGGAAGCATTTATAAGAAGACTCTGAAGCTAAGTCCAGACAGACGTTCTGAGGATGATGTTGAACCTGATTTCGTTGGTGCAATTCTAACAGATTTTGTATTACTCGGTACAACATTTCTAACAAATAATGTTATGTTCAGAAAAGCTGCTCAAAAGGAAGACGCTGCTAATATTCTTGTGCATCCATATGGTAAGGGTAAATTGAACCACAATAACTTGAATTAATGTTATCGTTCGATATTACCACTGAACCGGAGAAGTACTTTCACCAGTTGGTTGAAATTTTGAGAGTATTTACTCCATTTAATGCGTTGAGGAAGAGGGAGAGAGATGTCTTTGCAGCAGTACTCTATCAACTTCATCTCATTGAGCAGAATGGCAGATCAGAGAACCAGCTATTTGAATATCGTTCAAAAGAAGAAATAGCTGCTTCTGTTGGAATCTCTAAGGCGAACTTGTACAATATTTATAAGGAACTCAGACAACATAACCTACTTACAAAAGATGGCATCAATCCAAATTATAAATTTAGGTACTTACAACATTCTAAAATTACCTTTAAGTTCCGAGGGTCCGAAAAAGGAAGCCGAAAAGATAATGATGAGTAAGATGTATGTAGGTCCTAATCAGGAGCTTATAGACAATCGGGAAGAGCTTGAGAAGGTATTTGATAAGTGGATGAGTAAGCATAATGACAAGTATAGATTTGTGTCGAGACTTGAAAAGAGAGGACTCATCTTGGTTCTGATAAAGAAGGGTAAAGAAAAAATAAAAAAGGATGAGGAGTAGACGTACAAGGGACTTGATTCGTAAGATTGCGGAACAGGAGAACTTGACTGTCAAGCAAGTAGAAGATATAGTCTACTCTTTTTTCCGATTTACGTCTACACGAATAAAGGAAGGCGATAAGTACACACGTACCTATAAACCTATCAGGCTATTCAAATTTGGATTGTTTAGTGTGAAACAGGGAAGGATAAACGAACTTAAACGAAGAGATGAAAGGCTTACTTGAAATACAAAATGGAGTTCTGACAATCGCTCCTGAAGCATTGATGATCAAGGAGTTCAAAAAGATTTGGAATCGGGACCGAACATCCACAAAGAATAAGGCTCTGAGAGAATTTTCATATATCTATCATACTACTGATTATCAGTCGATCTATCGCAATTATCACATTGATACCAGAGAAGGAAAAATTATACTTGATATTTTTGATGATCGTCAGTGGAAACCTGATAATGAGGTTGGTGCAGCTAAGAATAAGTATGAAGAACTTCAGACTACACTTTCCATGCAGCTTCTCAACGATGTAGAACTTGGTCTTACCAAACTCAGAGATTACTTCCGGGATATAGATTTTGCTGACGATGATACAAATGGAATGGCAGCTAAGAATTTCATTCAGAATGTGAAGTCAATGGGTGAGCTTGTTAAGGGAATGAAGACTCTCAAGGATGAGGTCGAGAAAGAACTCACCGATAATATGCAGCTCAGAGGTAGAACTGAAATTGCCTCACGAGAATTACCACCAGATAGACGAGGATAATGAGCGATTTTAAAATATTTAGTCTGATATTCTTAGTACTCATATTGCTTGATGTAGTAGGAGATGCCTTACGTGCAAAGGGAAAACAGGTTCCTCATCACACCCTTGAAGTAGGACATATTGTAGGATGGTTTATAATCGCTGTGATCGTTGCAAGAGGGTGGTTGGTATGGACTGATCTGATGATCGTTATGTACATTACTCTCAGAATCGCTATATTTGATGTAATATTTAATGTTATAAAGGGGAATAAGTGGTCCTATGTAGGAGAGAGTTCCCTCTACGGAATCGTTCTCACATGGTTCACGAAACTCCCTAAAATAGCGGAACAGGGGTTTCTAATATGGGTTATTAGGGGTCTTGCTTTGATCTGGTGGATTAGTTGGTTTATAACAGATGGAGGATGGCGATAATGAATAAGGAAGAGATATTCAATGAAATTGAAATACGCCTGAAACAACAGAGGCAGATAAAATCAGAAATCGAGGAACTGAGAAAAAAGTATGAGCAACTTAATAGTAGCGGAACCGTGGAAGGACGTAATAAATCCGATTCGTAATGCGGATCAACCGTACTTAAAATTCATTAATAGTGCTGTGTTTCAGGAGGAAGGACGACACTTTCTCAAGCATGGATACTACACCAATGCTCCATACGGATCGAAAGATTACAATGACTATTGGGATATTCAGGAAGACAGAGTTCTCAACGGTTATACGGTAGGAGGTGTCAGAGTGACAGGTCGCCACTACTTTTACCTGAACTTTTGTCTGATTAAAGCAAGACCTATTGATCCCAATACAGGTGCGGAAAAGATTGGGGAGAATCGAAAGATCATTACCCTTCCACGATTCTTAGACCACAACTACTACTGGTTCAACGAGTTCGAGAGATGTGCTGCGGAGGGACCATACAAGAATTACGAGAAGAAGGGAATGATTATTGCCAAATCTCGTCGTAAAGGATTTACCTACCAAGTGACAGGAGGAGTGTATTCTTACAATTACAACTTCATACCAGCGAGTATGAATATTCTTGCAGCTTATGAAAAAGGTCATTATAAAGTCACGTTGGATGGAATCCATTTTTCGATCAACCACGTTAATCGTATTACTGATTGGGGAAAGAAACAGGGTAAATTATCTAAAAGGGATCATTTCAGAGCCTCTTTCCTTATGCGTAATCCCGGAACCGGAGTGGATGTGGAAGATGGATATATGTCGGAAATACAGGCTGTATCTTTTAAGGATAACCCTTTCAAGTCCATCGGAGAGTCTACAGACCTTATGGGGTTTGAGGAGGCTGGTAAGTTTGAACATCTTCTAACAGCATATACCATATCTGAGCCTACCTTTCGAGATGGTGATATTATGACCGGAATCCCTTTGATTTGGGGAACTGGTGGTGATATGGAAAAAGGTACAGCAGACTTCGCTGAAATGTTCTATAACCCTGATCCTTACGGACTTCAGACTTATGAGAATATTTATGATGAAAACGCTACAGGCGACTGTGGTTGGTTCGTGGATGATATGTGGTACTATCCGGGATCAGTAACTAAAAAACACTTCATTGATGGGAAAGAGAAACAAATCACTACTCCCTTTGTTGATAAAGAGGGCAATTCAAATAGGCAGGAAGCAGAAGACAGCTTGGATACCAAGAGGAAAAAACGCAGAAAAGGTTCACGTTCAGCCTATAATAAATTCATCACACAGCAACCGAAGAATCCAGCAGAAGCCTTTCTCAGGGTACAGGGAACGATGTTCGATACGGTCAGGGCATCAGCTCGGTTATCGCTCATCCTCACGAACAGGGCGAAATATGTAGATAGTATTTGGAAAGCAAATCTTATTGTTGATCCTCTGAATCAGCGTATTAAGTTTGAGTATAATAATGAAGGGATTCCTATTCATGAGTTTCCAATTAAAGATAATAAGAAAGAGGGTGTCATTGAAATCTTCGAGCCTCCTGTAGAAGGAGAGGGAGGAATTGTTATGAATGGTCGCTACATTGCAGCGATTGACCCATACGATGATGACGAATCTACTACAAATTCTGTTGGATCAATTCTTGTACTGGACCTGCTGACTGACAGAATAGTATGTCACTACAAAGGTAGACCTGCGACTGCTGACCAATTCTTTGAAACCTGTCGTAGGATTCTGAAGTATTACAACGCTGCTGCGAATTATGAACGCAACAAAAAAGGTATTTACGGGTATTTATATAATAAGCAACAGCTTCATCTACTTATTGATGAACCTGAAATACTCAAGGATAAAGGAATTAGCAAGGCTAATACGTTTGGTAATAACTCAAAGGGAACATATGCTTCCACACCAGTTATTATTTACGGATTGCAACGTGCTGTACAATGGATGTCAGCACAAGCATACGGAGAAGAGGAAGGAACAGAGGTAACGAATCTGGACAAAATCCGTTCGATACCTCTTTTACAAGAAATTATTGCGTGGAACCCTAATGACAACTTTGATGATATCTCAGCACTGTTATTGCTTATGATATATAGGGAGGATCGTCTTCAGTATAAGCGACATATGCACGAAAAGAAAGTGGAAGCAATTACACATGATCCATTTTTTAGTCGTCATGTCGGCACAGGCACAAATGGCTATAGTAACAAAACTATAATGGATTTTATTAAGACAGAAGACATTAAGATTTCATAATTTTATAAAAACTTACATATCATGAGCAACAATAGAGGCACAGGTATAGGACATACCCTCAAGAGAACTGCTCATTTCCCTTTTCAGAAGAGAGCTACCAGTGGCAAGAAAAAACAATTTGTCATAGATTGTATCGAATCGTCTATTGATCTCTCTTATAATAGTGATTCAAATCTTGTCCAGACCAAGCGGACGATGTACACTAATTACAATCTAAGAGCTGATATTTTAGATGAGAGGGATGTGGAACAGGCAGTTAATCCGTGGGGAATCAAGGGAGCAACCTTCCCTGCTAAGATGCAGAACTACCCTATTGCTAATCCGAAGATTGATCTTCTCATAGGTGAAGAGTTCAAACGTCGATTTGATTGGCGAGTTACTGTTGTTAATCCGGATGCAATCTCTGAGAAGGAAGAGACTCAGAGAAATATCATGAATGAGACTCTCGCTCAAGCTATTCAGAATGAAAATTTTGAAGAACAAGAACTTCAGAAAGAGCTTGAGAAACTTGGAAAATGGAATAAGTATGAAACTCAGGACCTTAGAGAACGCAGAGCTACTCAGTATCTTCAGTATCTCTGGAAGGAACAAGAGCTTCAAATTAAATTCAATCGTGGATTCGAGGATGCACTCGTAGCAGGACAGGAGGTTTATGCTGTTGAGATCGTAGGTGGAGAACCGATTGTGAGAAAGGTCGATCCTCTCGCTCTCACCATTATCCGATCAGGGGAAAGTTATCAGGTGGAGGATGCGGATTTGATCATCGAAGACACCTACCAGCCAATTCGTTGGGTTATAGATAATTACTATGATCATCTGAAACCTGAAGAGATTGACAGGATTGAGCGTGGTTACATCGGTGGTGGAACCAATGACAACGATATGATCAAATATTATCCGTGGAGACCTGTTGAGAATCCTATAGGAGTTGTAGGAGATGTTTCAGGAGAACAAGGAACAGATTGGGATTATGCTCTCTTCGACACTGATGACATGAATACTCGTAATGTAGCAGCCTATAACGACAGTGGAGAAGTTCGTGTTGTGAAGGTTGTGTGGGTGTCGATGCGGAAAGTTGGAGAAGTCTACTGGTATGACGAAGATAACGAAATTCAGAAAAAGCTTGTCGATGAAAACTACAAACCAGATGAAGAAGTCGGAGAAAAAGTCGATTGGTTTTGGGTCAATGAGTGGTGGGAAGGAAGTCGAATCGCAGAAGACATCTACGTTAAATGGGGTCCACGACCCATTCAATTCCGTAGAATGGGGAACAAATCAGCAGGTGGCTCTGGTTATGTTGGAACCTTGTATAACACGAACGTGTCCCAATCTCGTTCGCTTATGGATCGAATGAAGCCTTACCAATACCTATATAATGTATTTATGTATCGGACAGAACTTGCCTTTGCAAAATCTAAAGGAAAGATTTCTGTTATGGATACGTCCAGAGTTCCGGATGGTTGGGACATGGATAAGTGGATGTATTACGCTGAGATACTCGGTTGGGCGGTTGAAGACCCTTTCAAGGAAAGCAACAAAGGATCATCCACAGGGAAACTTGCAGGTCAGATGAACCAGAACTCTAAGGTTCTGGACCTTGAGATGGGTTCCTATATCCAGCAACACGTTATGATGCTTGAATTTATCAAGCGTGAACTTGGTGAGATCGCTGGTGTTACAGAGCAGCGTCAGGGACAGATTTCAAATCGTGAGACTGTCGGAGGTATTGAACGTGCTGTTACTCAGTCCAGCCACATCACAGAGAAGTGGTTCATGATGCACGATAACACCAAGCTCAGAGTTCTTGAGACACTTCTTGAGACTGCGAAATACGCTTGGAGGAACAAATCTCATGAGAAGCTTCAGTATATCTCAGATGAGATGGCTTCGATTATCACTGAGATTGACGGTCAGCAGTTCAATGAAGCGGATTATGGTATCATGATTTCCAATGCTACTAATGATGCTGAACTGATCAGCACCATGAAGCAACTTGCTCAAGCAGGTATTCAGAACGACAAGATCAATTTCTCAGGTCTTATGGATATTTACCTCTCTGAGTCAATGTCATCTATCAGGCGCAAGATTGAGACCTATGAAGAAGAATCAATCGCTCGTCAGCAACAATCAGAACAGGCAGCTATCGAAGCTGGACAGGAAGCTGTTCAGGCTGAGGCTCAGAGTAAACAAGCTGATCGTGAGAACGATATGCAGAAGACTCTTGTCAAAGCTGAAACTGATATCACTGTCGCTCAGATTCAATCTGACTCAAATGGTGATACAGGAGATGCTGCTCGTGCGACTATCGAGAAGCTGAAACAAGATTGGGCAGAAATGAATAAGAAATACGATCTTGAAGGTAAAAAACATACTGAAACTGTCCGTCATAATAAGGCAACTGAGGTGATTGACAAGAAAAAAGCAATGCAAAAACCAGTAAAAACAACCAATTAGGCTATACCAAACCAAGAATTACATCTAATAACTTGTGTTAGGTTTTATGTAAAATTAACTTTGTAAAAGAAGAAAGAAAATGGCGAAACAAGGCGAAGAACAAAGAGATCCTCTCTTTGACATGAATGTTGGCGACGGTTTAATCGAAGTCAATACAGAAACAGAAGAGGTGGTAGAGACCACTGAAGAAAAACCAAAGGTTGAGAAGAAAGCTGAAAAAGCAGAACTTCCAATTTATGAAGATGGAACATTCGAGATTAACGATACGCCATCGGAAAACACTGAAACTGCTTCGGCAGAAGAACAACAAGAGTTCATTGACAAGACTGAAAAAACCGAAGAGACCAAAAAGACTTCCTCGAAAGGTGATCCGAGCGATTCTTCTTCTTCTTCGCCATATTTAGCCTTCGCAAAAGATAGAGCCAACGAGGGAGTCTTTCTTGATTTTAACGAAGAGGATTGGACAAATTTGGTAGAAAGGAATGAAGGAGATGAATCTGCTGCACTGAAAGAACTCTCTGTGATATCAATGCAAGAGATGGTTCGACAAGGTGTAGAAGGCTACAAAGAATCGCTTACTCCTGAAGAGAGAGCATTGTATGATGCTAAGGATAAAGGACTTCCTCTCGACGAGTACAGTGTAGCAAAGAGAGGCTTTGATAGATATTCAAAAATAGCTAAAGAAGACCTCGCTGAAAATGTTGCACTTCAAGAAGAAGTGGTCGGAAAGGTTCTTGAGTTGAGAGGATTTTCTCCTGAAGAAATTAAGGAGGAGATCGAAGGTTATAAATCTCTTGAGAATCTGGAAGCAAAGGCTGAGAAAGCTCTACCTGTATTACCTAAGACCTTTAAAGGTAAGATGGATGGAATGGAGGCAGATGCAACAGCAGCCGAACAAGCTCGACAGGATGGTATCCGTCAGCGTGTAGCAAGGATGAAAAGGACGGTTGAGAGCACTCCGGAGATTATTCCCGGAATCAAATTGACCAAACCAACGAGAGAAAAAATTATGAAGTCCATGACTGTTCCGATTGCAAAAGACGAACAAGGACAACCTCTCAATCCTGTAATGGCTACAAGGCACAGGAATCCGGATGCTTTTGAAATGATGATTCATTATTATCATTCTCTTGGTCTCTTTAATATAGATGATGACGGTCAGATGAAACCTGATTTTAGTAAAATCGCAAAGGTTCAGAAGACTAAGGCAACGGATGAAATGAGGTCTGCTTTTGAGACTACAGATAAACCGATTGCAGGAAAAGCAAAAATTCCTAAACAAACTGAAGACGAACTCGATGATTTCGAGAAAGCCTTCAGGCGACTATAAATTTATTATTAACAAGCTCCTAAAAAAAGCAAAATGAGAATTTCACCATTTCAACTTTATGAATCAGAGGACATTACGGGTCTCGTAACCAAGTCGCACTTGGGTTACAGGTTCGGTATTGAGCCTCAACAAGCGTCTAAAGTTGCCACTATGATTCATCAAGCGAATCTTGGTGCTACTGTAAACGCTTATTTGAATCAGTTCCCGACTCTGACTCTGCAATCAGACGATGATTTTACGTGGGACATAACCACCAATGGTAAGAAGAATATCCCTCTTGCCAAAGCTGAGATTACTCTCGGAACCACTGTTACTGCTGGAAATCAGGCAGGTCTGAACTTTGCAGAGTTTTACCTATATTTTCATGAAGCATATTTCACGGATGTGAACCAGATTGTCGGTGAACGTCTTGAAATTTATCCTATCAGGGTTCTGGAAGATCCCGTAAACGTAGGTGGACTTTGGAGATACAGGTGTAAACTGAATACCGGAGATGAAACTCTGTTTATTCCTTACGATGAAATCGTAGCAGGAAAACGTTTCTCAAAGGACTTCTCTCCTGTGGAGCAAGAACTGTCCGTGAAAGGTGGAGGTGTACATTACACGTTCCCTTACAAAATGATGAACGCATTTACCATGATCCGTATGCAAGATACGATCCCCGGTAATATGATTGAGCGTCCTGTCAAGTTCTCATGGGTCGATCCCGTATCGAAGAAAATGATGACTACTTGGATGGACTATCGTTCATATGAGCTGGAAATGCAGTATCAGGATGAGATCAACCATCTGATCATGTATTCCACCACCAACAAATCGTCTGAGGGCAAGTATGTGCAACGTGGCAAATCCGGAAGGATTCTACAAATGGGTGCTGGAATCAAGCAGCAAATGGAAGCTGCCAACTACAATACCTACAACTCCTTTGACATCAAGAAGTTCACTGAAATGCTACTCGACCTGACCGTTGGTAAGGTTGTGATGGGACAACGTGAAGTGACTGTTCTCACAGGTGAGTGGGGAATGTATCAATTCCATGAGGCTCTCGAAGACTATACTGCACTGTACACTCCTGCAAGGGACAACTACAGGATTTATGCAGGTGGAAAAGGAGTTTCCGGAGCTATGGCTCCAATGGGATTCCGTGGTCAGTTCTTAGAGTATATCGGTCCCAATGGGATCAAAGTGAACATTGTTCATGATGCTCTGAAGGATGACTTCGCTCGTAACAAGATTTACTATCCCGGTGGACAGGGACTTGCTGAATCTCGTGTTTACGAAATCCTGAATATGGGTACTTCCGATGGAAAGCCGAACATTCAGAAAGTGGCTCTTGCCAAGTTTGGAGACATTCGTGGTTACGAACCCGGACTGAGAGATCCTTTCACTATCGGACAAACCAACAGGATTATGAGTAATCCGAAGGATGCTTGGACCGAGCACAGGGCGTACACTGGTGGAGCTATCGTTTACGATCCCACACGTACAGCAACATACAAGCCTATCATCCTCTAAGGGTGAGTAGGAGAGTTCTTACACATATTTAAAGAAGAAGAAAATGGCTAAAAAAAGTGATGGCGAAAACACTATGGCTACTTCCGAAGCACCTAAGAAAGAGGTGCTTCAGAAGGAAGCTGTAAAGGTAGAAGAGGTAAAACCAGTCTTTAGTTTACCGAATACCAAAGTTCATGTGAAACCCATTCTCCGTTCAGGAAAATGGCTTCCCGATGGACACTCTGGATCGTTCATGTATGATCACACCAGTATTGGTATTCAAGTTCCTTTAGATAAGGACACAGGTAGACTGAAGAATCCTCTGACACCTGAAGAAAGAGAGTTCTTTGAAAATAATTCTGATCTTGACCTTGAGGGAGGAGACCTGAATCCGTACCGGAAGAAAGATAACTTTTGGCACGATTTCAGGGTAATTATTCGTAAGACTGATGATATCGTAAATGATAAAACCATTCTTATGACCCTTGACTTGAGTGATGCGATTCAGTATTTGCAGTATAAAGTGTTGATGATAAACTCACAACCTGATGGAGGTCTTGTAGCTCCTGAGTGGGATCAACGCTTAATGAGTGGTACTTACCGGATTGCCTTACAGCATGAAGGACAGCAACATACTGATAAGATCAAGAAGGCTGACTCAATGAAGAAGGCTTACAAGCACCTGTCGAAGATTGATTCTTCAGCAGAAACAATGTATGACTTCCTTACGATTTACTATCTTGAGAACGCCAAAAGTAAACGTCCCTCTGAGAACTCTCACAAGGACTTTTACTATTCAGAGATTCAGGATTTGATTGATTCTGATCTTGCAGGAGTTGTTGAGATTATTGAAGATACTGTTAATTACGAATTTAAACTTCTGGTACACAGAGGTTTAAAGACAGGAGCACTAAAAATGATAGCAGGTGGTCACATCGAAACCATTGATGGTATTCCAGTTGGAAAGAGTCTTTATCAGGCAATTCAGTGGCTCAAGGATGACAAGCATCAGGATGAGTATTTACGCTTAAAGAATCAGATTGAACTTGCTAAATAAAATAGCATGACCGCAGAACAAATGAAATATGAGTTTGATGTTGGTTACGACAGAATAACCAACTTCGATGCTCCGGGATATGAACCGAAAGAGATTTCGACTTTCCTCACCAGATCACAGGAGAGTATCGTTTATGAGATACTCAAGTCCAGTGCTTATGATGAGAGAAATAAGAAAGCTATGTCTCGTCTGAGGCAGGTCATTCCCCTTTCGACATTTACTGCTGGTAACTATCCAAATGGGTTTAGAACTCCTCTACAGGTAACTATAGGGGGTTCTACCCTAACTTTAAATGCTAACACTATTACTGATAGTGGAAGTGGGTTTATAACTGCTGGATTCCGTAAAGGAGATGTGATAACTATTGCTGGTGCTGATACTTCTGCTAACGATGGAGAATATTCATTAACAAATGTTACGGCTGGTACTTTGAGTTTGTCTACTCAAACAGTTATTAGTTCACCTGAACCAGCACTCGGAGCTACAACCATTACTACTGATCCTGTTCTCAGAGTTCGTAATGAGAGAGCAGATATTGCCCTGATAGCAGGGAACTTCTACCACGACAGGATTGCAGGAAACGCAATTACTGATGTAGAGGTAGACCCAATAGACGATGATTTCTATAGTGCGAATAAATCTAATCCCTATAAGAAACCATCCATTGAAAAAATTTGGAGGATCGACAGTGCAGACGAATCCTCAAAAGAACATGAGTACATAACTGATGGTACATTCACCTTCAATACTGTACATCTGCACATTGATCGAAAACCAAGACCTATTATTGTTCCTGATACAACTGCTGTTGTTTATAGTGCTACTGATGGAACGATAGACGGAGTATGGTTCGTAGACTATATTGCTGCTGGTGCATCACTTGATTGCTTACTCGATCAAAGCATACATCGTGATATTGTAGATAAAGCTGTTAAACTTGCTTATGCTGCACTTCAGGATGAGAAAGGATTTCAGATTAGTTCCGTACAGGAACAGCAAGAATAATTAGTTTAACTTAATCCCATGAAAAAATGGATACTATTAAAAACGTAACGCAACTAATGGTTGCATTTAACCAAACAATGACCGCAGGACTTGAGGGTACTGTGGTAGATCAGTACACTGACCTGCTCGACGGGGAGGTAGTTATGACTGATCCGAAGAACGTTGTGCTTGACGCAACAGACTTCACGACCATTCCTTTCACCGCTTTCAAGTTTATCACAAGGGTTGGAACGAAACTCGTTCACTCCGATGTTCTTGAATACGGAAAGATCAAAACATATCTCGTAGGTCTTCAGGCTGCTGAAACTCAACAACTTGATTATGTTGGATATAACGGTGTTTCCGGAGCATTGGACACTCTTGCTTCCAACATCTACACCATTCGCCTGAACATTCTTGACCTGAACATTGCTGGTTTCATGCAGCAGAAGATCAAAGAAGGGTTCTACAAGTCGAACGCTGTAGCTGCTTCCTACACTCAACAGGCTGTTGCTCTCGGACTTGTGACAAGTCTGATTGCCAATTACTCTCGTGAGACTGAGCAAGACATTGTATTCGAGAGGATCAATGGGGGTGCTCAAGCTGATGCTCTTGCAACTGCAACTGTATCTGTAACCAAAGGATCAAAGTATATCGTTGCAAGTGAAGACCTCACTGCTTTGGTTACTGCTGGTACGATCCTCCGTTTCGGTGCAACTGGTGCAGGTGTTGCTCCATGTTATGTCGTAACAGGACATGACGGTGGTGCTGCTGCTGCAAGGATTTATACTCTTGATGTAGCATGGCAAGGTGCAACCAACGCAGCTTTCGCTGCTGCCTCTTTCGAGTCTGTGACTGAAGGAGCTTGGGGAGTGAAGATTCAGGGTGTTGATCGCCAATTCAAGGCAGGATTCTACTGGTCCAAGCCTATCTTTTGGGAGACTCAAATTGACATGGGAGATGCTGCTGTCGCAACTGTCACTTCCACTGCAATGTATCCCGGAGTTGGAACTGGACAGCAAGTAGCTTCTCTTGAGAAGGAACTCGCTGCTGATACAGGCATCTACAGGGGATTCCCTGAAGATGGTGTTATAGCTGATACTCAGGCTGTAGCGACAACCTTGTATGATATGTTCGTCATCACTTACGAGGGAGAGATCGAATCCGGAATCGGGACTGTAGTGAAGTCTCCAAAGACTATCCAGATCGCAACCGCAGGATCAAGTAACCCGAACAATGAGGACGCTAATACCGGACTCTTGGTTACTCTGAACGCTCTGCTTGTGACCGCAGGATGGTTGCCCGGAGCCGTAGCTCAGACTGTCACTACCTAAGAGTAGGAAACCAGCCTTTCATAACAAAGGGAGCATGGACACCCATGTTCCCTTTTTTTCTATGCTTTTAATTCTATACTACCATGACTGTGAAAAAAGAGAACATCTCACGATGGATTAATACGGTGTTGGTGACTATTCTTATAGGGATAACTACGATGGCGTTACAACGGGTAAGCGAACTGAACAATAATACCGAATTACTTCAGGTTGAGTTAGCTATTGTAGCTACAAAATTTGATAATCATATTGATTTCGCTCAAGAAAAGGTAATGGATATAAATGCTAATACCTATGATATTCGAGAGATCAGGGAAACGTATGTAACGAGAGCTGAGATCAAGGAAATGCTTGAAGAGGTAAAACAGTATATTGCACAAGTTAATCGTCAGAACCCATGAGCTTACCACACACTTTAGGACCGAGATCACAAGTACAATATGATACCTTACACCCTGATCTGAGGATGGTTATAGATTGGGCATTGAGGCATTGTCTTGTAGACTTTACCCTTACAGAAGGACATCGACCTATCGAAAGGCAACTTGAACTCTACAAGTCAGGTAGAGAGTTTATTGATGGACGATGGAAATTGACCAAACCCAAGCTGAAAAAGACCAATATTGACGGTTATCATACTAAAGGAAACCACAATTATAGTCCATCTCTTGCCGTAGATTTCTGCGTTTATATACCGGGAAAATCCGAACTTGCTTGGGATGTTCCACATCTTACGTATATTGCAGCATCTCTGGTAGCAGCAGGAGATTTTCTCTATGGACAGGGAGCAATTACTCACAAGGTTCGTTGGGGAGGAAATTGGGATAAGGATGGAGACCTTGCTGATAACAACTTTTATGATCGTCCACACGTAGAATTATATAAACCATAAACTTTAAAATATATATCATGAGCATACTTCAAACATGGTTCGATAGATTACTTGGATCAAAAGGATCAAAGGTACAGATAGGTGCTGGTACAATCACAGGTAGCTTCAATACTATTTATGTAGCTGCAACAGCAACGTTTAGTGCTGTAGTAGGTGGAGGACAAGACTCTCCAACATGGATAGGGGAGATTCCAGCAGGAACAACTCTCACAGTAGAAGCAGGTCATCCTGTTACGTCAGCTACTATTTCAGCAGGAACAATAGTGTGTTACTCTTAAAACATAACAGATGAATACTATAGGAGCTATATCCAATATTGGACAGGCTGGTAGAAATACTATTGAAGGTAGTGGCGGTGGTGCTGGTGGTAGAGTATGGTTTGTTCGACCATTAGGGGGTTCATACGGAGCCGAAAATGGAACCACTTATGACAATGCTTGGAATGGATTTGCAGCTATTGATTGGACAGC